TCCGGTCATTTATTTTTAACATGCAAAAGGAGCAGAACTCATGTCAATTTTACAATCATTATTACACTCACGGAAATTTTGGTTAGCGGTATTTGGTATTGTTCAGGCTTTGGTACTCCATTACCTACAAGTACCAGAGGATATTTGGCAGTCCGTTGTTGGGCTTGTCATGGTGCTTATTGCTGGTATTGCAATCGAAGATGCAGGCGAGAAATCAGCTAATACATTGGTGGTTGAGAGATTGCCAGACGAACCACAAGGATAACAAAACATGGATGCAATCATTACAGCAATCATAGGATTGTTAACAGGTGGTGCAGGTGCAGCAATAGTATCAGGGTTGTTTGCAAGGCGTAAAAGTAATGCAGATACGAACCGCGTATCGTCCGATGCGTGGAAGGAATTTGCTGAAAAGATGGAAAAACGACAAGAAGAACTGGATAACGAGAATAAAGAAATCCGTAAAGAGAATAACGAAATCCGGGCTATTCAAAAACGAATGGACAATAAGCTCGAACGTTATGCGAAACGGATTATTCATTTAACCAAAGGTATCGAGGTACTTGTCAATCAAATTATCGAAGATGGAAAACAACCATGCTGGAATCTGGATGATTGGGACCCGGAAGAAGAAGAATAGGATGTCCTAAAAATGACCCAAAATAAACCAATAGTGTGGACGAAGCAGAACAGCGACATTGCTTTGCTACTTGCGGAAGGATACACAATTCGAGAAGTGTCCGAGCGTGTTGGTGTAAGTGATAAGACCGTTGTAAGGCGTAAGGCTGATCCTGAATTTATGCAGGAAGTTGACAGGTTGACATTGATGATTGGTATTGCCAGCCGGGCAGAACGATTGAAGATTGTCAACCGGGTATTACGCCAGAAGATACGACAGGAAATTGTTGATACCGATAAGGACTTACTTGATTGGTTGAAGTATGCACAATCTGAAACCGATGGAGTCAAACTCAATCTCGTTGGAAACCTTGCCGCCATCCTTACGAATGATCCATCTTTGGCCGGAAGCGGACAAACAGGAACTGATGTCGAGGACGGGGAAGAATAAAAAGAAACCAATAGAGATTTGGCAACCACAAAGAAAGCAGGCAACAGCATTGAAGATGTTGGGCTTGCTTGATGCGTTATATGGGGGCGAGGTATCGCCGTCACTTGTTGAAATTAACGGGTATGGTGGTGCGGCTGGTGGTGGTAAGACTGATCTTGACGTTGCGGTGGGTTTGATTGCTTGCATGATGATACCTGGCGTTAAGGTTGGAATCTTCCGGCGTACTTATCCAGAGCTTGAAGGTGCGGACGGTCCAATAGAACGCTCACAAAGTTTATATCCACAGGCAGGCGCGAAGTATAACGCGAGTAAACATGTGTGGTTATTCCCGGACATAAGCACAGGCGTATTATCCGCATTGAAAGACGATGATCCAGAGGGTGACAGTTGGCAAAAGACTACCGCGCCAGCATTACGCTTCTGTCAGGTTCCGCACGATAAAGACAAGCATAAGTATCAATCATGGGCTTTCGATATTTTTATATCAGACGAGAGTACAAACTTCACATGGTCAATCATGGATTATTTATTGACGCGTAATCGTAAGTCACGTAATTCAAAGATACCAAAACCATTCAGTTTATTTACTGCGAATCCGGGCAACATTGGTCACATGTGGTACAGGAAACTATTTGGTATTTATGGGGACTTATATCATGGTAATTGATTGGCGAACCGTTGACCTTGAAGTACCAGAACCGAAGCTGGTGGAGAATCCGAACGGAGTACAGGAACGGACAATCTTTTTACCATCATTCCTTGAAGATAATCCAGCATTGACAGAACGTGATCCGGGATATGAACAACGATTGATGAAGCGTGACCCGAAGATTGCACAAGCATTGCGCTTTGGTAATTGGGATGTATTTGCAGGACAGATGTTCTCACAGTTCAGCCGGGCGCGTCATGTGATTACACCATTTGAGATACCGCTCACATGGTCACGATTACGCGCAATAGATTGGGGTTTTGCTGATCCGTTTGCTTGCTATTTTATCGCGATCAATCCGGCCAATAAGCAGCGCATTGTGTACAAAGAAATATATAAGTCCGGCTTATCTGATCCAGCACAAGCGGAAATGGTCAGATCATACGAACAGATAGGGGAATCATTTGGATTCAACTTTGCTGATCCATCCATGTGGACACGGCGCACAACTGAAATGGTTGCAAAGAGTACGTACGATGCTTATTTGGAGCATGGGGTATTGCTCACGAAAGCAGACAACGACAACCGTTCAAAGATTGCAAAGACTCACTCAATATTAGCAGATCAATGGTACGGACAACCAGGCGTATTGATATTCAACACCTGCACAAATTTGATAAACACATTGGGCGCATTGGTAAGAGATGAGAACAACCCGGAAATGATTAAGGATGGTCAGGAAGATCACGCATGGGACGCGTTTGCATATTCCCTTACCAATTGGTCAGATGATAAACCAAAACAACAACAGGAACAGAAACCCAACCCATTCACGAAGATGAAAGGATTATAAGGATGGCAGAAACTAAAAATAATTTTGATGATATTCGAGCAAAGGCAATGTCTATCAAGGACGGCTTTGGTGAACGTGATGCACTGTATGAGGATGTTGACGAAGCATACCTACTCAAAGAGGTTGACCTACCATCCTACGCATGGATCAAGAAAACAATCTCACCCGATGCCAGAAACAAAACAATTGGAGCAGTACGCTTATTGACTGCTGCTGATCCCAAGTGGAAAGTACCACGCGATAAGAACAAGGACAGCCTTGACGAAGAAGTTGCAAGCAATGTTGAGAAGGCAGCGGAAATGATATGGAACCACGCTGGAAAGATGCGCAAACAACCGATACATTACACCGCAACCCTATCCGCCATGTTGTACGGACAGATTGATATTGCAATAGCGGACATGAGAGAGGTCTTGAAGGACGAAAAGAACCCCGTACGCAAGCGCAGGATGGAACGATTGGCTAACAGGTCTCCATTGCATTTTGAGGTCTTATCTCCCCGAACTTGCTACCCGATATATGATGCGTTCGGATTGGCTTCACACTTCACATACCGGGAAATGAAAGTCATTGACGTAATATCGAGGTGGGGAAGTGCGGCAGAGGAACAGCTTGCCAGTAAGAAGAAAACAGAAGTGGTCAACTATTGTGAATATTGGGACGATGAAATTCACGCGGTATGGATTGATGGACAGAAAGAACCATTGGCGTTTAAGCCACATGAATTACCTGTGATCCCCATTGCCAGCGCGATCATTGAAGGTGGGGAATTGTTTGAAGAACCAGAATACCAGAGACAACCATTCCTATATACCATGCTGAAATCACACTTACATGAAAGACAATCACTCATGCTGACCCTGATGTACTCGAATGTATTCTCAACAGGCGCGAACCCGACACAGGTATATAAGACCAATGACATAAGCAAGAGCCTTGATGTTGATTACGAAGTACCCGGCGGACTTGTAAAGATATTGCCAAACGAGGACTTACGACCAATGGAGAAGCAGGTCATTGATCCAGCATTACGCGAGTTATACCAGGTCGCAGAAGGTAAAGCGGACGAGAGTACCATGTACAGCCAGACATTAGGTGAACCGTTAGGCGGTAATGCTCCCTTCTCAATGGTGAGTTTACTATCACAGGCAGGACGATTACCACTTGTCCCGTATCAGAGAATGTTATCAGCAGTAATCAGTGATGCAATGATTGTTGGCCTTGATTTACTACGACATAACGGCGGCGGTAAGTTTGCAGTTGGTCCAGCAGATACAGGGATTGAACTGGATTTATCCACAGTGCCAGAGGACATAGAGATTACAGCTTCACTCGAGATCGACTTACCGCAGGATGAATTTACACAAGCTCGTATTGCAATGGAAGTTGTAAAGAGTGGACTTGTCAGCAAGGAAAGAGCAAGAGATAAGTATTTGGGTATCGGTCAATCGGATGACGAAGATCGACAGATATGGAATGAAAGATACATGGACACCTTAT